AGTGTTGATGCTGTGACCCTCCATCAGCTTGTGGGTCTTAGCATAGCCAGTCACCGCCTTGGTAACCTGCGCGCGGCTCATCTGCGTGCCCTTCTCCTGACCGAGGAAGTGGTTCAGCGCATCGGTGATATTCTGGGGCTGGTTGAACACCGTTGGGCGCTTGGGGGCCTCCTCGCCATTCGCATCAACCTTCGAGCGGTTCTTGCGGCGCTTGCTAGCATCCTTGATAGTGCGAGCAACCTTCTTCTCAAGGCGCTTGACCTCCGTGAAGAGCGAGGTCAGCGTCTCGCGCATCGTGGAGAGGTGGCGCGTGACACCAGTGAGGTCATCGTTCCACGTGGAATCAGAAACCGCGCCGGCAGCGGAGGCATCCGCAACTGGGGCAGGCTCTGAGGCAGCCGCAACAACCTCAGCAACAACCTCAGCAACAGCTGGGGCAGGCGCAACTGGCGCATCCGCCTTCTTAGCAGCTGAACGCTTCTTGGGCGCAGGGGTAGCGGCTACAACAGGGGCTGGTGTGGCAGAAACAGGCGCAGCCTCTAGGGGGGTAATCGTAACGGTGGCAGTCGTCTTCTTGGCAACACGCTTGGTGGCAGGGGCGGAGGAGGTCATTGTACTGGAGGCTGGGATAGTATTCATTTTGCTTTTACGCACTGGCTATATCGTAAAACGGTTCCAAACCCTCAATTTTTATTTTTTTTTTCATACATTTTTCAATCTAGACATCAAAAAATGTTTTTCTTTTGAAATTGCTCAGATAGATGACTTAAAAACATGGTATCCATTGCGATCCTTTTCAGCTCCTTAAGATTTTATCCCAACACCTGGTAAAGAGATGGATAGGGCAGACAGCCCCTTTCGCAGATGCCTAAATGTAAAATCTAGGAAGTATCCTGATGTGCGATGTAACGCTAGCGCTATACATGGAGAATTTTGTGCGAGACATTATAAAAATCCCCATCGTTATACTTGCTTGAAGAAGTCTGAAAAAACTATTATAGATTCTTTTGTATTTCATCGTGCGGCCACGAAGATCCAGAAATTCTTTCGCGCAAAGTTCGCATCTCTCGCATCTAAGCGCCAAGGACCTGCTGCAAATTGCGTGGAACTCGCTGAAAATAAGACAGAACTACAATCAATGGATTCTGTTAAAATAATTCCAAAACTCTACATATGGTCCTATGCGGATGATTCAAAACATATATGGGTGTTTGATATACGTTCCTTCTCGCACATTATGGCAGGAACATCTTCTCTTAAAAATCCATATACACAACTCCCCCTTACTGAATTCGCAAAAATAGCCTTAGAAAAAAGGCTTAATTGGTTGAAAAAGAGACGGTATGCTACACTTTTCATGTCTGATACGGAATTGACAGCGGAGCAGGCTTTTTCCCTTCGGATTCTTGATATCTTCATGAAAATGGATTTTCTAGGATATCATTCAGATACTTCATGGTTTACTGAACTTGACAATATAGGACAGATAAATCTTTATAAAGAATTATATGACTTATGGTTTTATCGTCTTCAACTTACACCAGCCATGAAGAAAGAGATTTGCCCAGATCTAGATACAATTTTGAAATATGACCCTTACAAGGTAAGTGCTTTACGTCGTGCGCGCCCCCAGGCAATAAAGAAATTAAATGCGACCATTCTGGATATGCTAGTATCGTGTGCAGGCGATAAGACAAACCGCGCACTTGGAGCAATGTATTGCCTAACAGCCCTCTGTAAGGTTAGTACAGAGGCGGCGGAGGCTTATGAATGGTTGAATTAGTTGTTATCTTAGTAATAAGCAGTGCCACTATCATTGTTAAATGGTGCTTGATATACAGGAATAACACCAGTTACAATATTTGACTGGTTCCGTGGATTATATAGAGGTAAGGCGAGTGGGCCGCGCAACATTGGAGCAAAATGAGGAGTCTGTGCTGAATTATTCGGAGGACAGTTGCCAGTATACTGTAAGAACAGAGTACCGTTGCTCGCTGATCCCCATGTCATACCAGGTACAGGGTTTGTCATATATGTACCAACATTACAAGCGGATACAGGATTATTAATAGCATCAATTGATGTACATGTTTGTAAACTTACACCACCTGCTGTTCCCCAATTTGTATCACCGCATACAGTATTTCCTTCCTGACGATTTAGGATTGTCGTAAATTCATATGAAGGATCAAAACCATTTCCTGGACCTATAGGTGTATCACATACTGTTCGTCCTAGTATATTTGAGGTTGCTTGTATGCGTGTGGAGCCAGCCTGGGCTGGAGGTTGGTAGTAATTACATGAACCAGATGGAACAACTATATTGTTTGCTTTCATACCATTTCTCGCAGTTACTTCGCTCGCATCACGAGGCTTCCAGTAATTTGTGTATTGTTTCGCAGCCTCTTCCCTGCGACGTAAAAGTTCACTAGAGTTCATTAGGCCTATCTATAGAAGTTAGTATAAATTAGTTTGATATTATATGACATGGGCGGTGATTTGGGACCGAAAAGCATGGGGTCACATAATCACTAGCAAACTTCAAAAAAAAAAGCAGAAAAAAGACTTTTGAAAAAATTTGGCGTGAGGGCGCGTAAAAAATTGACGCCTTTATTTTGAGGATATGGTAGGTCAGTTTAACCGAACAAAATGTCCAGCACTGTAGTACTCGCCCGCTCTTTCGCCACTTCTAAGGTCTCTTTCAGCCAGCTTAAGACTCTTGACAGCGGCGGCAAGCAGGCATATGTGAATTATGATGGTGGCAAGTTCCTCTTCCAGACGCCTGCACTAACTCTTCCTTATGGTATGAGCACGTATGACAAGGCTGGCCCCATTAAGTACAGCGCAGAGCTCTCTCTCCGCGGTTATGATGAGGCTGGCACCAAGGCGAAGGAGATTTATGATGCTCTTCTTGCTCTAGATGAGTTCATGGTAGAGCAGGGTGTTAAGAATAGCCGCTCGTGGTTCAAGGCAGACCTCTCACGCGATGTTATCCGCGCATTCTACACGCCAATCATCAAGTGGTCTAAGGACAAGGAGGGTAATGTCAAGCCTTATCCTCCTGGCATCAAGGTCACTCTCAAGAAGAATGGTGACAACTTTGATGTGAAGATGTATGATGCGAACAAGGAGGAGTATCATGGTGTATCAGTAGATGACCTCCTTGTAAAGGGTGCTGTTGCTCGCTGTGTAATGCAGTGTACCGGTGTCTGGTTCGCTGGTGGTAAGTATGGTCTCTCTTGGAAGGCTGTACAGATGGTTATGGATAAGGTTCCTGAGAGCATTCGCGGCTATGCGTTTGTTGATGAGGACGATGCGGCAGTAGAGGATGATGCGGCATTCAAGGCTCCTTCTGCTCCAAAGCCGGCAGCCGCGGCTCCAGCTGTTCTCGCAGCGGTACTGCCCCAAGTAGAAGAGGAGAATCTAGACGACGAGCCTGAGGATGCGGAGCCCATCCCAGTCCCCAAGAAGATTGTAGCGCCAGTCATGAAGAAGAAGGTTCTTCCTGCGAAGAAGTAAATCTAATAACTAGAAAATAAATAAAACAATAAAACAATAAATAAAAAATAGACTCAAAGCCTCTTTTTTATTTGTGAAAGAACGAACGAACTAATCCTAAGAAGTTACACAACACTTCTCGCGACACTTGGGACACTCAGAACTCTTCTTGCGCCATTCTGTAAATCCTCCCCTACAGAAGATATGGAAACATGATGTGACAACAGCATTCTCCTTTGTAAGGGGTTCGTATAGAATTGGACATACTTCTCCCTTGGCAATTGCGTCATTTACCATTAGATCTACAACGTAGGCTGGAGGAACCTTCAGTGAGGCCGGTGCGCGAATTGTATTTCCGTGAGGACCTTGTTGTGGAACAGCGGAAGCAGTAGGAGCAGGTACGGTCCATTCAGGAAATACTCCAAAACTCGCAATTATCGCACCAATTGCTCCCCAGTTTAATTGTGTAGGGTCTGTAAGTGTTACAATATTTCTATGTTTTTTCAAATATGAACAAATTGTACTTGGGAATATATATATAGAATAATTCTTTGAGCCCATATTAATTTGACCAATGCGATATGATTTATTATGTACAATATAAGATAGGGAATACTGAATCCACCTAGGAGCCACAATTTGAGTAAATGTTACAGGCCCCTCAGCAGGCTTACACGCTGTAATTTTCCTTGTAGCACTATTATACTTATAGAAACGGATGGTCTTTTCAACTTGTGAATATGATCCAAAGTAGTCTGGAAGACTATATACAGGTATACCCCCATTCATATCAGGTGGCGTGGATGCTGCCATTGTCGCTGTTGTTGTCGCTGCTGTCGCTGCTGTCGCTGCCATTGTTGTATTACATGCCAAAGTAGGAGCCCCCCCTTATCAATTTTTCGCGCCTTTAAAAATTTGAACAAATATCCCTTACAGGATTGTTTGCTACAGGGCACAATAACTGCTACCACAATGGCCGACGTATTTGACTTCCAGGCATATATCGAGGAACGTGTTGCGAATTGTAGGGAGGACAATCTTCTTGAACTTTATTCCGATGATGAGATGCTTCGATTTAATGAAGATCATATCTATGAGGAGATCGTCGTTCCTGCGCCAGTTGAGGTATTTGTAACGGAACTTAATACGAGGCGCTTTGTGTTACCGAAAACTCTACGTGTTCTTGATTCGGCCCCCTTTATCCAAACAGACCTCCACTTGAATATCCGAGACACTCCAAATCTTGAATATATTATCATCCGAAGAACAAATATTGTAGGCTGTGGTCTCCATGATCTATTTCCTGTAAGGGTACGTTATAGATATGAAGATTGTCTTCTAAATGGTGTAGAATTAAATACAATTATTAATAGCCTTTATGAAAAGTATTTTGGAGAGCGGCCGCGTTATACATGTCATCGCATTCATAATCAGTTTCTAGACAAAAATAGTATTTCACGTCATTTACATTCACATATTATTGAGAGTATTCTGGAATACCAAAGACGTATTACGCAAGGTCGAGCGTTCCGTCTTGAAGTGAAAGAAGAACTTGTTGCGCAAGCCTGGCATCCGCGACGTGTTGAAAAATGGATCTATGCGGATATTGATATTGATACCCTATAAAAAATTGGTAGCCGGCCTCGCGCCATAAAAACCTCCAAAATGTCACAAATTACAATGGAAGAATTTCTCGCATTTTATTTCATACTTAACTTATGTTCAATTAGTGTATCTCTCTTCTTATGTCTAATTCTCTTCACCCCTCAACATCTTAAGACAAATATTGTAACTTATACGCTAAAATTTCTAGTGTCATTTATGAGTGTAAATATACTGCTTATTCTACATTTTCTGGAGAATATACTAAATAATGATCAATTTACTATGAATAGCCTACTTTGTATGTCAACCCTATTTGCTGCTACCCTTACATATGGAATTTACTATATAAGGCCTGCGTAAATATCTTTCCTTAGAAAAGATGCCAGTAGCCTCAACAGCCCCTCAACCAAAGGTTCTTTTTATTTCCACCTGGATCAACAATCCAGAGTTTATTCCAATTCAGCGCGATCTAATCCGAAAATTCTGCCAGGAATCCGCAGAACTTCTTGTGGTTCTGGATGGAAAAACAACTCCATGTTTCACAAATTTTGGAGATACTACAATTCGCCAAAGACAGATAGATATTTGTAGGGCGAATAATATTAATTTTGTAGAGGTTCCACCCAATCTTCACGAGGAACCACAACGTAGACAACTTTTTCAGGAAGGTATGGAGGCAGATATGATCTATGATACCTCCTACAGAAATACAACGATTGACCCAAGTTCAAGAACTGGAACAGCAAACCAATTCGGTTGGCGAACATTTCATCAATTTCTAAAGCCCCACTATCAGTATCTTGTGATGATGCAAAGTGATGTATTTCCATTTGCGCCATTTTCTGTTGTAGAAATGCTGAGTGGACCTGAAGGTCCAAATAGTCTTCTGTATAAGAACCAATACCGAGTAAGTGACGACGGTAAGCGCGAAATTAATTATGCGTGGGATGGATTTCTAATGTTTAACTTTGGCAACGACTCCCTCGCAGAGGGTCCAATTCCTTGGAATGAATGGAATTTTGAAAATGGCATCCAAAACGGCATATTCACAGATACTGGTGGCGGCACATGGACAATTCTTCCAAAGATTCAGAAAAAGAAGGATATAGATGCGAAAAATAGCCTTCAATGGACATTTCAAGATCCGATCGTCGCCACCCTACCATCACCTGTAAGGGAGTTCCTACAAAATGATATTCGTAATGAAGGTGAAAAGATCTTTTCAGAGATCAAGCATCAGTTTTTTATCCATCTTCGTGGTGGCGGCAACTGGGAATTTATTAAGAATCCAGGTGAAGGTCTAGTAATTCAAGAACAGCGATTCCAAGCCTTTATACAATGCTGTTTAAAATTATTAGAGAGGCATTAATTATAGGGTTCCTGATTTCGCAATTGTGAGTAACTTGCTTGCGTGAAGAACTACTTGTAGTAGTTATACACCCAGACAGGAGGTTTTAGAATCGCAAACTCTAAAAGTTATTGGCAGGACCAAAATTTACAGGGTTCACAAAAGAAGGGTTAGGATTTGCGGTGGTCGCAGGTTGATTATAACCCATAAGAGGGTCATTTGTACATGAGCAAGCGCCTGTGCTGCGTTCAACAACTATGCCGTTTAATTGGCCTGTAGGCTGTTCAGGGCGGACACTAGTACCATTCTTTGTGTTATTGGCATAATAACCATACAGGGTTCTGTTCTGCATTTTGTTAGTAACACGACTCGCATCAAAATTACGCGTAGACATTTTCTAACTAATCTTTAGAATTTTTCTACGCAAGAACAGCATTCTTATTTGGCAGACATGTATTAACAGACGGCTTTGCCTGCCCTGCGGAATTTGCCAATGCCGGTAATACAGGACATGGTAGCGGCGGTGTCCATCGTGTATATGACGCAAACCTTGGCTGCTGTGAAAGTGTCTCCTGCTGAATACGTCCAATTCTCGCAGATTGCGTGAGAGAACCTGTAGTTGTGTTCAAATAAGCATTTTGACCAGAAACTTGTTGTCCACATGTAGTTATATAAATTGGAGCAGTTATAGTTTGCGTAGAACAAGTTGCCTGCTTTGCGGCTATATACGCTCCCTCGGATTGAACAAATGCAGGAGAATTAATAGGAGCACAATAAGGATTATTTATTTTAGCAAGCCCCTCTTGAATTGCGCATCTACGTGCTGCTGCTTGTATATATGCTATACGACCTCCCTCGGTTCCTCCTCCAACCGTAGTCATTGTTCGTCTCTTCTATTACCCCCTATACGATAGCATATACTAACCGCTATTACCAGATGGAGGCATTTCGTAGCCAAGCAAAAGTCCTTATAGGAATTAGTATTCTAATCCTTATAGGGGTTTTAATTATACTTAAAGTAGATTTGTTCAATATCAAAATAACAACATCAGGTAAAAAATCAACTGAAGGTTTTGTGTCGGTTCCACATGAGATTAAGATAGATTATCGTGATGATGTAAGTGATTTTTTAGATGGATATAATGAATATGCTATGCGGACATGCGCAGTTCAAGATATTGTTATTGATGGTATTGCGAAACTTACAAAGGGTACATCTGGTGATGGATCACCTCCTTCAAAATCAGATCTTATAGCGGCACAGGGACGCGCTAAAGCGATGGCAAATGGACAGATTTTTGATTGTATAACGTATGAGAAAAATAAAGCAGTATTATTGAAAGATCCGCTAACAATTAAAGATCTGTATGATTATTTTGATGATATCCCTGATAATGTAGGTTATAGGCTTTGGAATTCCGCAAAGTTTTCTGCGCAGCAACTACAAACTTCCTATGATACAATTCAAGGGACTTTGTCGGCAGCATCACAAGGACAGCTACCAGGAGCAGGAACAACTGAGTCACCACCATCACCACCAACAACACAAGGATTTGTGGATCTTACACAACAACCAAGTAAATGCGCTGGAAGTGAATTATGCCCTGATGAGATGGCAAAGGAAATTGTTGCGCGTGTACCAAAACTGAAAGCCGATTTGGAGAAAGCCAAGACCGGTTTTGCCACAGATTCTCAGACTCCACAAAGTCTGACTAATTACATTCAACAAGCAACTGATTTGAATAATAAGTTACAGGAAATTAAAAAGAAGGCAGAATCTGGTACTCTTATAGGGCCTTCTGCCGCCGCCCTCCCTTCAGTGGCAACCGCAACGTCTTAGATCTATTCCGCCTAAGAAGTTGCCCAGTCTTTTTCGTAAGTTTTCGTAATTTACCACGCAGGCGTTTCTCCCTTATAAGGGAGCCCTTTGTTAATTGGTGGCCTGAACACTCAATTGAAAAAAGAGGAAATTGACTCTGAATAGCCCCTGAACGAATTTTCATAGAAATATCAACTAGATTTTGTGCTACACAATGTATTGATCTTTCAGCGATCTCTGGAAAATTTCGCAAGAGACTGAGTTGATAAAATAGTCGGATCGCAGTATCTAGAGATCCGACGAGCAGTTCGCTGTCGCCACCACTACCACCACCACCTCCAATTGAGATTTTATTATATGAATAACATGCCCCCTCTTCAACAATTATAGCAACTAATATATCTCCAATATAAATACAGACACATGCAGGCACTACATCGCCACGTTCTTCAAAAATTTCAGATCTAAACTTAGGATTATCAATAAGAGTTTTCAGATGGAGGGTGTCATTTTCAACATTAGGGCTATAAAATATTATGGGTGCTTTTGTATCTTCTAGGATCCACGAATAATTCTTCGTTTTTTTCTTATAGATCTGATCAATATTTGCCCCTGCCAAGATCCTTTTATTAGCGATTAGAAACTCAATAATTTCTAAGTAAATATTTTTTGGAATATCTGCTGTGCTAGAAGCTTTATCAGATCCTTTACAGGTCTTCACAGGGATCGCTTCGTTTAATAAGACAAGGCGAGTATATACTTTCTCCCATCTGTCAATCTCTCCCTCAGGCTGTGAAAGTTCTTTATACATATTGGAACGTAGAAAGTTCGCATCAGCATATCGTATTCCCCCTACAGTGGGTGCTCTTGAAACTAGAACACCATATACTTCAGGATCCATCGCCGTCAGATCTAAAATATCATTATATGCCACTGATATCTTAATTGTCCCTTCATGGAGTCCTTCACGATGACCAACTTCTGGAAACCCCTCCCTGCGAAGTTGTGAAAGAACTGTGCGTAAATCCTTCTCTAAGGTTGGAGTATATACATCATAATCAGGAATTGTCTTCTTGGGGTCATAAAACTTTAATTGTTTCGGTAATAAAGCGTTAATTGCTTGTCCTCCATAACAAATACGTCCTGTTGTTTTTAGGAATTTTTCAACAACCTTAATTGCTGAGCGAACGAGGGGGTTCTTCGCAGCCTTTAGGTCGTGAAGAGTCTCGGCTTCATCTACTTGATTCTGTAAATTCTCAAGTATAGTCTTTGTGGAAACAGTCTCAAGAACTGGAGATATTATTTTCCGTAAATGACCTTCTTCCATTGTTGGATACTAGGCCGGATCGCTAATAATAGCCTATAATTGTGGCGCAACTAATGAGCCACCGCGCGCATCTAACTTGGGATTTGGTATAGTGGGGACAATTGGCGCTGGTTTTGTGAATCGTGTAGAGGGTTCCTTCACGGTCCATGTGTTATCAACCAATAATGTAGCAGCATCAAGTGGTACAGGTATTGATTGGACTCCATATGTTTTCTGAAGTGCCTCAGCGACAGTCGCAGATGGAACCCAACTTGGGTCCTTATGCATAACAATTGTGAAAGTATTTCGTGTCATGTTGACAACACTCGCAACCTTATCAGGTGGTGTTGTTAAGAAATATGAGTCATCTGCGATGACTACTGTTGCTGCGCCACTGCCACTGCCACTACCACTGCTACTGCTTATACCCAGACCACTTGTAAGGGAGAAGATCCGGCTATGAATAAAGAAATCTAAATCCTCACGTGGTGAGAATTTACGATTTACTCCCACACCTGCTGGATTCCTGAAGGCGCTTGTATCCGCATTTGTCATAATTATAACTTTTCCCTTATAGAAGTCTGGTTCATACGTAAATAGTTCATTTGCTTTCTTCTGACGTGTGAAATCTCCTACATCAGTTAAGCCAAGATGATATGGGATTAGCGGCTCTAATGCGACTGCTACTTGTGATAAGAAGCTAAGATACTTGTCCATATTGCGCGGTGCATCGTGGAAATAGAGCGCAAGTAGAAGAGGTTGATCACCTCGCCCACTGCTAGTGGCCATCGCGCTAAATAATTTAGAAACTGAGCCATTATTCAAACTGCGTTTATATCCCATAGAATCTCGCGCAATTAACGCAGGCCGTCCATCCTCACCTTCACTTATCTCCACAACGAACAACCTACAACCAGCCGCGAAACCGAGACGAACAGCGTCTTCTTCCCCAAATACACCATCCTGTAAGGGGCCCAGGTAACCAGCTAAACGACAACTATTCATACAGTAATTAATTAGAAGCTGTTGATTCTCTGGTACAGTCTTCTCAATATCGAATATATTCTTCTTTTTTCCAGCAATCGGTTCAATAAGCCCATTCAGTATAGCGATGCGATCGCGCTGTACTTTCTTGACCGTAGAAGGAGTCGCAAGTTTTCGCGCTTTAGTTGCTACAATTGTAATTATAATGATTGTAATTACAACTAGTACCCCTATGCCAACATAGAAGACTGTTGTCGTGTTCTCAGCCGCCAACATTCTAACTCTTATTTGGACATAAAATCATCTACCGCAGCATCAAACGCGGCGAGACGTTTCGTGAGCGCATCAGCCTTCTGTCCCTTCTCTGACAACTTCTTCTTGACTATGTTCTTAGTTTTCTTCGCCTCTTTTATAATATCAACCGAGCCTGGCGCCATCTTATAGGCTAACACTTCTCGGAAAAAGTTCTCAACATGTACAAGACCATTTCGCAGAACAACAGCATCTTTTACGAGAGCTGACGCCGCTGGAACACGCCATCGCGGAACTTCGCACAATAGTTGAAACATAAGACAGAGCAAGTCAAGGCGTCGCCTCGCCGTTAAAATAGCCTTGTAGTTGCTTCCGAATCTATATAAGTCAACAATTGCTGCGAACTCTTCATTCATTCGCATTTTACCACGTCCAGCCAAATCTTTATATGTTTCCGCAGCGAGATTACATAAATAGAAACTAACAGATGTCCGCACTTTATCAGGCCATCCAGGAGGGCCGCGAACAAGTGTTGTGAGACCGAAGCCGCTATTATTCTTTTTAAGTGCTGCGTCAGTATCTAGAAGCCACCGCATCCAGAATAGCGCCTTCTCTGTTGCGCCTTCTTCAACTGCTTTCACAACCTCATTACCCGCAATATTCATTGAAAGAGAGTCGTTCCCTTGCTTGAATGTACGTTGTACCGCTACAAAATTTGTTCGTGTGGAACGAGCTTCTGCGAGCCAGGCATCATTGAAGCATGAATGATGGATCTTTGGAAGGCTTACTTTTGTACGACGAACGCAATCTTTCAGAATTAGGACAATCTCTCCAATCTTCGTCTGGAATTCGTAATCTGAATAAAGTGTCTCTGCGTCATTTTTCGCGGCGAGACTTTCAAGATCTTCAAACCGCTTTTTCAAATACATGAAGATCCGCGGTGCACCACTCCCAATATGATCAATAGCATATTCCATACAGTATCGCATCCATACCTGTAAGGCCCCTGAACAGATAATATCCGCAGAATAATGAATACATCGTCCTGCTGCGGCTGGTCCAGTTTCACCAAGTGTTACTTGAAATGCGCGAATTACTTCACTGACTTCATAACCACTTCTCGTACGGATCTTTGGCATCTCCTCATCTGCTCCTGCTGCGTTTATAGGGTCGTTATCTTCATACATATCTACTTACGAGTGGAACGAACTCGTCGCGTGACTGAGCGCGCGCGTATAACTTTTGATTTTCCAGTTCCAGAATATTTAGGTCCAAGAATATATTGACCTGTTGAACGAGGAATCAGACCCTTTGCTTTTAGTGATGAACGCGCAGTGAAACCTATAGATCTACCGCTCTTATAACGTCGTAATGTATTCAAATTCTTCTTTGTAGGACTATATCCACCTCCCTGCACACCCTTTCTAGGAAAACCGTTACAGCCACAGTGACCGCCGCCGACGCCAACACCACCACCAACTCTTTGTAACATTTCTAAAGTATATTTAGAGAATGGGGCACCGCCGTCATACTAGGAAAATAAGGAAACCAACATATTTTCCCAAAAAATATTTCCGAGGGCTCAGCCGCCGCAACAAAACAATTCGCAAGCGAGAGATCCAGAAATTCGGATCTCTCCACTGGCGTAATCCATCCGCCTATAAGGGATTCAAAACAGATCTCAAAGTAAAATCAAAACCTTCCGCGTATACAACACAATGGTATACACTTTATCCAGACGCCAAGAGTCTTGAACAGAAGGCCAAAGCAACAGGAGTACCTCTCAAATATATTAAAGCATCATATGATCGTGGAATGGCTGCTTGGAGGACAGGACATAGACCAGGCGCAACAGAACAACAATGGGGATATGCGCGAGTTCACTCATTTCTGCTAAAAGGCAAAACATACCATACAACAGATTCGGATCTTGCTCGTGAAGCTATAGGCGCGTCATTAAGCGCTAAAAAATATTTTAATTCTTTCTAGAGATATGTCACAACAGCCAAGTTTCGCCTATATAACTGCCATTTATGGGGCGTATGAAACTTCCGCAAAAGTATATATACCGCAAAGCCTACCTTCCGATTTCATCTGCTTTACAGATAATCCGAACATTATCGCAAATGATTGGATTATTGATACAACACCATACCATCTCACACATCCTTCCCCCTTAGATGATGGCACACACCGCAATTCACTTGCGAACAACAAACATACTTTCAATATTGCAAAATACTACAAAGAGCAATGGCATTTAATTCCACGCCTAGCAACTTACGACTATGTTATTTGGCTTGATGGAACTATGTCAATCACACATCCAGAAGTAAGCGAACATTTATATAAAATCTTCTCTCGTAGCCCTAGAGAAAGGGTAATTACAATAGAACATGATTGGCGATTTGGAAGTCTTGAAGCGGAAGTTATGGCATCTGTCATGCCAGTATGTAGGCGCTATTGTGTAACTGAATGGTTTGGACAGAAGCAGCCTTATCAAGATATTTTAGCGCAGTATAAAATATACCTCGCAGAAGGATATACTGACTATTTCTGGAAACAGCGATCTCCTAACAGAGAGCATTATGGAGTATTTGTAACTTGTTTTGTTGCTTGGCCTATGGGACCTCATAGTGAAGAAACGAAGCATTTCTTGAATATGTGGTATGCGCATAATTTACAGTTTACAACGCAAGACCAAATTGCGTTTCCTTTTATTTGCCAGAAGCTGGGTATTTTACCATATATTTTTCCAGATGAAACTACTTGCGGAAATCAGAGCAAGTCTTTTTTTTATTTAAAACATGGGCATGGGATCTAAGCGGAGGAGTCATCATCCTTCTCCTTCTTCGCCTCATCTAGGCGCTTAATTAGATCTGCAGCGCAATCCTCCCACTTGTAGGATAGCACTGTTTCACGCGCAGCCTTGCCATGTTTCTCGCGCAGATCAGAATCATTTACATACTTCTCCATACCGAGGCAGAGATCATGAGGATCAACCGCAGTAGCCTCGCCGCCGACAGATGAATAGGCCATTGGTAGATAGTAGCGGAACTTGGGCTTCACAAGAACAGAGTTATCATCTGTGCAGAAATCCTTGAAACCACCGACATCTGGTACTACCTGAGGAATACCAACACCCATCTGCTCAAAATTACAGAGACCCCAACCCTCACCCTCCGCAGAGTTCACACCAACATCTGCAATGTTATAGAATACATTAATATCCTCATCGCGGAAAATCATATCCTGTGAGGAAAGCATGAGACGGCCGCCAAACATATCTACAGGGACACCACGCAGCTTGAGCTCGCGCGCGAAAATCTCAAAAAGCCACCAACCACCCTTCTCGCCCTTGTCGCAAATACACATGAGGAAAAGGGGCTTTGTTGGATACTTACAAATGAGCTCAACAAAAGCCATAATCAGTAGATCGTAACGCTTACGAGGCTGATTGCGGTTCAGATCCATGAAGAGGAAAATATCCTGGGGGAGGCCAAGCATCTTGCGAGCCTCCTCCTTCTTCATCGGCGAGAACATGTCCTTGTCAAAACCGTGGCGAATAATGTCAATAGGGCGGTTAATACCCTGATCCT